TTGATAAAGCATTAACAGCATCTGAAGTTGCCCAACATTGGAATCATGAGAAGGAGAGACATGGATTATCATAAATAAGTTATAGTTAAGTATATTTGAGTATAATGGCAAGGACTTTGATTTTAGGAGCGGAAGCGGCTTGTCCTACAACTACTGGAGCTGCCACTAGTTTTAGTGAAGCATCAGCTGTTCGTGTAGTCAATACCGATTCTAGTGCTCATTTGGTAACTGTAGTAGAAACTAGAAGTGGAACTGTAAAGGGTTCTTTTACACTTCCAGCTAATGCAATAGAAGTAATTGAAAAACAATACAGTCATTGTGTTTTTGCCGCAAATGCTGGTGTAAAAGGTGCAAAAGTAGGATTAACCAATTAAAAAAATGAAACTTATCAGAGAAGAAATCGAAAATGTAGAGGTTATCGTTGAAGAACGCAACGGTAAAAAGAGCCTTTATATTGAAGGCGTTTTCCTTCAAGGTGATATTAAAAACCGTAATGGTAGAATGTATCCTGCACAAACTCTTGCAAAAGAAGTTTCAAGGTACAATGAAGCCTTTGTTGGCAAAGGTCGTGCTTTAGGAGAATTGGGACATCCCGATGGCCCTACTGTTAATCTTGACAGAGTTTCTCATAAGATTACTTCTTTAAGACAAGAAGGTGCTAATTTTGTTGGTCGTGCTAAAATTTTGAATACACCTATGGGTAGTATTGCTAAGAATCTCCTTGATGAAGGAGTTAAACTTGGCGTTTCTTCTCGTGGTGTTGGTTCAGTTAGTATGAACAATGAAGGTGTTAATGTTGTGGGTGAAGACTTTATGTTAGCAACCGCAGCTGATATAGTTGCAGATCCTTCAGCTCCAGATGCATTCGTGGATGGCATCATGGAAGGAAAGGATTGGATTTGGGACGGAGGAGTCCTAAGAGAAAAGTTCGCAGCAAAAACATATAAACAAATTAATACTCTTGCAAGTTCACGTGAGCTTCAAGAAAATAAATTAAAGTTATTTAAAGAGTTCTTAGGAAATCTTTAATTTATAACTTTTCTAAATAATAAAAGATTCCACAAGTATAAAGTCTTAAATTCGGAGAGCTAAAACAATGTCCGTTGGTAAAAATTTACAAGAAATGGAAGTAGGCACTGTGCAATCCAAAACTGCGGTTAATTCAAAAGCAGCAGCTGGAGATGCAGCCCTTCCTAAAGCAGGTCAAAATGCGTCTGGTGTAATAACACCTGGCAATTCTGCTGAAGTGGAGGATCTCGGCGGACCTACTCCCGATAACTACAAGACCGATGACGATTCGGCTAAGTTAAACACACCTGGCAAAACACTTGCTAAAGTAAGCAACGTTGTTAATAAAGGTGCTAAGTCAGCAGTTAAATCTGGTGATGTTAAACCTGAATCTGTCGAACCAGATGAGTCTAAAGAGGTAGTTGCAGAGGAAGATCAAGTGGCAGAAGAACAAGTCACGGAAACACCTGAACTCGATATCGAGCAGGATATGTCTGCGTTATTCTCTGGAGAAGAACTTTCAGAAGAGTTCCAAAGCAAAGCAAGAACAATCTTTGAAGCCGCAATAAACTCAAAGGTTGCTGAAATTGCTGAGGGTCTTAAGAAAGAAAACGAAGAGAAGATTGGCGAGGAAATTGAATCCGTCAAGTCTGCTCTCGTAGAAAGAGTTGATTCTTATCTTGAGTACGTCGCTGATGAGTGGCTCAAGGAGAATTCAATTGCTGTTGAGCATGGATTAAAGTCTGAGATGACTGAATCCTTCCTTGGTGGCATGAAAAAGCTTTTTGAAGAACATTATGTATCCATCCCTGAAGAAAAATATGATGTCGTCGAGAATATGGTCAACAAGCTTGATGAAATGGAGACCAAACTCAATGAGCAAATTGAGAAGAATGTAAACCTAAACAAGAGACTCTCTGAGTCTACTGCAGATGGTATTATCTCTTCTGTGGCTGAAGGTCTTGCCTTAAGTCAGAAAGAAAAGCTCACGACACTTGCTGAGAGTGTTGAGTTTGAAAGTGAAGAATCATATCGTGAAAAACTGGAGACTCTAAAGGAGTCATACTTTGGTCAGAGTGTTCAGAAAGAGACCTCAGAAGAAGTGTTAAGTGAAGAAGCACAAGCCCAGAATTATACTGGTGCAATGGCTCAATACATGAATGCTTTGAATAAGGTCCAGAAGTGAATTTAATATTATAATCAAACGTAAACACCCATTTATAGGAAATAGCAAATGTTCGATTCAGAACAGTTGCAGGAAAAGTGGAAGCCCCTTCTAGAGCATGAAGGTCTTGAGAATATCAAGGATCCTCATAGAAGAGCGACAACCGCTGTACTGCTAGAAAACCAAGAGCGCTTTATGCGTGAAGAGAGAGAATTTCTATACGAAGGTTCTCCAAGTAACTTGAACGAAATCACTAACGCAGGTAATGCTGCTGGTGCTGGTGGCGGATTCGGTGCTGGTGCAACAGCTGCTGGTCCTACTGCAGGTTTCGATCCAGTTCTAATAAGTTTAATTCGTCGTTCAATGCCTAATCTTTTGGCATACGACATTTGTGGCGTACAACCAATGAACGGACCAACAGGTCTGATCTTTGCGATGCGTTCACGCTACACAAATCAGAGTGGAACAGAGACGTTCTACGATGAAGTAGATTCAGCATTCTCTGGACAGGATGTTGGACAAGACCTAACTGGTGGAATTACAGACCGTAATGCTGGTTTTGGTACTACTGGTCCTCAGCAGGGAACTAACCCATCTGTACTCGGATCTGGAGACGTTGCTCAGGCATTGTACTCTGTTGGTCAGGGTATGAATACTGGTGATGCAGAAGCTCTTGACGGCACAGGCTCTAATGCCTTCCGTGAAATGGCATTCAGCATCGAGAAAGTAACAGTTACTGCTAAGTCTCGTGCGTTAAAGGCTGAGTATTCACTAGAACTTGCTCAAGACCTCAAAGCAATCCACGGATTGAACGCTGAGGCTGAGTTAGCGAATATTCTTTCTACAGAGATCCTCGCTGAAATCAACAGAGAAGTTGTTCGTACTATCTACAAGGTTGCTGAGTCTGGTGCTCAAGCTAATACCGCAACCGCAGGTACATTCGACTTAGACGTTGACAGTAATGGTCGTTGGTCAGTTGAGAAGTTCAAAGGACTACTCTTCCAGATCGAAAGAGATGCTAACGCTGTTGCACAAAGAACTCGTCGTGGAAAGGGTAACATCATCGTTACTTCTGCTGACGTTGCTTCTGCATTAACAATGGCTGGTGTACTTGATTACACACCTGCACTTAATGCTAACTTGAACGTTGATGACACTGGTAACACATTTGCTGGTACAATCAATGGTAAGTATCGTGTATACATCGATCCTTATGCTGCTTCAGGTGGCGGTGAGGCTAATCACTTCTACGTAGTTGGATATAAGGGATCTTCTCCTTATGACGCTGGACTATTCTATTGTCCTTACGTGCCTCTACAAATGGTCCGTGCTGTGGGAGAGAACTCCTTCCAGCCTAAGATCGGCTTCAAGACCAGATATGGTATGGTTGCCAACCCATTTGCTGAAGGAACAACTCAGGGATTAGGAGCTCTTACAAAGAACGCTAACCGTTACTACAGAAGAGTTAAGGTTACTAACCTAATGTAAAAAGAAAGGATATAATTCCTTTTAAATCAGAAAGACCTCCTTTTGGGGGTCTTTTTTTGTCTATTTGAACAGTTTTGAACAGTTTTGAACAAACTTGAACAACTGGTTCGAATCCCATTTAAGATTCTGGGTTGACAAAGAAATACATACTTGTTATAATACTGTCATACCTTAATTAACAATTGATGACGATTAAATTATTGAGTCTTGAAGAGTCAAGACTATTTGAAGAAAAATACCTATCCACACATGCAAAGAAAAGAAAGTATGATTGGGATAATATGATTGTTGACCAAGGATTTCCGATCTCAAAAACTGAAATGCCTTCCGTAAACTATAATGGCCCAACTCTTCCAGACTATCTTTATAGACAAGGATGGAGAATTAGTTGCCGAAAAACTGACAATCCAGATTATCCACTTTATGTAAAGAGAATAGCGTAATTCATAAGACCTCCTTCGGGAGGTCTTTTTTTGTCTAAATATTTGTGAAGAAATATTACGAAAGATGTTTGATTATTTTGAGACTTTTAAAATGGTTTTAATGATACTTAGTGGTGTTGGTATATTCATTACTTTTTGGATGACTATGATGTATTATATGATTGAGGAGTGATAAATAAAAGAAAATATGTATAATGGCTATTAATCCATCTTTACAACAGGTATCAAATAGAAATTTTTTATCTCCTGTTGGTTTTAAATTGAAGATCAATAAATGCCCAAAGGTAGATTTTTTATCAACCAGAGCTAATTTGCCAGGCATAACACTAGGTACTGCAGTACAATCAAATCCATATAAAGATTTGGAGTTACCAGGCGATAAATTAGTTTACGATGAATTTCGTATTAGTTTTATTGTTGATGAAGAGATGGCTAATTATAAGGAAATATATAAATGGATGATTGGTTTGGGATATCCTAATAGTCAAAAAGACTTTACTGATATGAAGAAAGAAGATATATTTTATCCTGGCATTGCAGAAAAAGATAATCCATATGCAGAATATTCTGATGGTACGTTACAAATATTAAATAGTAACCTAAGACCACAATCTTATGTTAAACTAGAAGGGTTGTTCCCTGTTAGTTTATCTGCCTTAGATTTTGACGCAACTAATACAGATATAAATTACTTTACAGCACAGGTACTATTTAAGTATCAAATTTTCCAACTATTAGATAAAGACTTCAAAGAAGTATGAACCTTGAGACAATTCAATCAATGTGGGAGAAAGATTCCCAGATTGATCCTGATGAATTGCATACCGCTTCATTGGTGGTGCCTTCATTACATGCAAAATATTATCAACTCTTTAATGATTTGAGACTTCTCCGAGCAAAAGCTAAGAAGATATATCAATCAGTTCTGCAAGAAAGATATTTATACTATTCTGGTAAAGCAGAACCAGAAGTATATGAAAAAGAACCATTTCATTATAAAGTAAGGGAGAAAGATGCAATACAAAGATATCTTGATGCAGATAAAAGACTAACAGATGCTGAACTTAAAGTTGAGTACTATGATACTATGATAGATTATCTTGAGAATATTATAAAAACTGTTCAGAACAGAACATTTCAAATTAAGAATGCTATTGAATGGCAAAAATTCATTCGTGGATACGACTAAATACTTGGGATTGATATAATATGAATGGCACATTTGACTATATCAAAAAAGAATGAAGTCTATTTAAAAATTGATTCAGAAGAACCTCATGTGTATTATGAGTTATCGGATGCATTTACATTCGAGGTTCCTGGCGCAAAATTCATGCCTCAGTATCGTAGTAAATATTGGGATGGAAAAATTCGTTTGTTTAATCAATCGAATGGAGAAATCTATGTTGGACTGTTAGATAAAGTTATATCATTTTGCAAAAGATCTGATTATGAATATGAATTTTTAGATAGTGAATTTTATGGTACACCTTTTGAGGAGAATGCATTTATATCTCCAGAAGGTGTTAAAGATTATATGAATGCAATTACCAAATATAAACCTAGGCCATATCAGATATCTGGTGTGCATGATGCATTAAAATATAATCGCAAACTTTTAATATCTCCTACAGCCTCTGGAAAATCTTTAATGATATATTCCATTGTAAGGTATATGGTGGATAAAAAGGAAGATGTGTTATTAGTTGTTCCTACGACTTCTCTCGTAGAACAAATGTATAAAGATTTTATAGATTATGGATGGGATTCTAAAAAATATTGTCATAAGATATATGCTGGTAAAGATAAAGATATAATAATGCCAGTAACTATTACTACTTGGCAATCCATTTATAAATTAGATAAGAAATTTTTTAGAAGATTTGGTTGTGTAATAGGTGATGAAGCTCATTTGTTTAAATCTAAATCACTTGTTAGTATTATGACAAAGATGCATGATGCAAAATATAGATTTGGATTTACTGGAACATTAGATGGTACACAAACTCATAAGTGGGTCTTAGAAGGATTATTTGGCCCTGCATATAAAATAATTCGTACAGATGAATTAATGGAAAAAGGTCATCTTGCAAAGTTAGATATTAAAATTCTTTTATTAAAACATGATTCACAAAAATTTGATACGTATGAAGATGAAGTACAATTTATTATTCAAAATGAAAAACGTAATAATTTTATTAAAAATCTTACTTTAGATTTAAAAGGCAATACGTTATTATTATACAGCAGAGTAGAAACCCACGGAGAGATACTTTTCAATTTAATAAATAATTCTGTAAAGGAACGTAAAGTTTTCTTTGTTCATGGTGGTGTAGCTGCAGATGAACGAGAAGAAATACGAGAAATTACTGAAAGAGAATCAAACGCTATTGTAGTTGCATCTTATGGAACTTTCTCCACAGGCATTAATATTAAAAACTTACATAACGTCATTTTTGCTTCTCCTTCCAAGTCTAGAATTAGGAATCTACAGTCAATCGGTAGAGTCTTAAGAAAAGGAAACACAAAGACTAAAGCTACTCTTTACGATATTGCTGATGACACTACTTCTGGAACAAGAAAAAATTATACTCTTAATCATCTTATAGAACGAGTTAAAATATATAACGAAGAAAATTTTAATTATGAAATAGTTCCTATTAACATGAGGCTAAAATGATCAAATATGCAATACTAAAATTAATTACTGGTGAAGAAATATTTGCACAGATAGAAGAATTTGAAGAAGATCCTGAAGAACTAATTCTTATGGATCCTTGTATTATTAGAGAAGTACCAAATAATAGAAAAGGTCCATTTGCATTATACAAAATAGATCCTTGGTTAGAACTTAGTAAGGAACATATTTTTTGTATAAAAATGAAACATATTATCTATTGGTCAAGAACTAGTGATAAAGAAAAAATATCTACTTATAAGAGATGGCTAAAAACTATAAATAAGAAGAATGAAACTAACGCTGGCCGAGTAGGTATTTCTACATCTCTAGGATTAATTTGTACTGTTACCCAAACTAGAGAATCTCTAGAGAATTTATTTAAAAGTTCTTAAAGCTATCCCTCGAACTCTGACAGAGTTATTGTACTGATATTCTTACCGCTTGTCAAGCGCATGAAGAAATGTTATAATATGGACATGGTTATGAAATAACTCTTATGTATTCTGTAATGGCAAAAAGACGACGATCTGAACACTATGTTAATAACAAGGAGTTCCTTGCAGCTATAGTTGCATATAAACTTTCTATTTTAGAAGCAGAGAAATTAGATCAACCAAAACCACGTATTACAAATTACTTGGGTTCTTGTTTTTTAAAGATAGCAACACACCTATCTTACAAACCAAACTTTGTTAACTACATGTTCAAGGATGACATGATCTGTGATGGAATCGAAAATTGCGTTCAATACATTAATAATTTTAATCCTGAGAAATCCTCGAATCCTTTTGCTTACTTTACACAGATTATACATTATGCGTTTCTCAGAAGAATACAAAAAGAAAAGAAACAATTAGAAATTAAAACTAAGATAATTGAAAAATCTGGATATAGTGAAGTCTTTACTGATGATGGTATGATGGCTGGATCGGAAAGTGACTATAATACAATTAAAGATAATATCAACTATCGCTATAATACTTGATGAGAATAGCTATAATAACAGACCAACATTTCGGAGCACGGAAGGGGTCGAAACATTTTCATGAGTATTTTAAACAATTTTATGATGAGATTTTCTTTCCTACAATAGAAAAAGAGGGTATTACTACCATAGTTGATATGGGTGATACTTTTGATAATAGAAGAGGTATAGATTTCTGGGCTTTAGATTGGGCAAAGAAACACTATTTTGATCGTCTTAGAGATATGGGCATTATTGTTCATACTATAGTAGGAAATCATACTGCATATTATAAGAATACAAATGAAGTTAATGCTTTATCTTTATTACTAGGAGAGTATAGTAATATTATTTGTTATGATAAAGCCACTGAAATTAAACTTGATAAATTAAATACGTTATTAATACCTTGGATTAATGCAGAGAATGAAGATGAAACACATGATGTAATACAGAAAAGTAAATGTAAGGTTGCAATGGGCCATTTAGAACTTAATGGCTTTAATGCCAATAAGTTTGTTGTTATGGATCATGGTGCTGAAAGAGATGTATATGATAAATTCGATCATGTATTTTCTGGTCATTATCATACTAGAAGTCATCAAGATAATATAAGATATCTTGGCAATCCTTATGAAATATATTGGAGTGATGTAGATGACACTCGTGGGTTTAATTTATTTGATACTGATACATGTGAATTAACTCAAATAGATAATCCATTTAAAATGTTTCATTATGTTCATTATGAAGATACTCCACATCAACTTATTGATGTTACAAAATACAAGGATAAGATTGTAAAAATAATTATTAGAAAGAAAACAGATTCAAAGGCGTTTGAGAAGTTTCTTGATAAGTTTTATAGAGTAAACGTACATGAATTAAAGATTGTAGAAAATTTTATTTTTAATGGTTATTATGATACTGAAGAATATGAGTCAGAAGAAAATGAAGACACTATTAGTATATTAAATAGATATATTGATGACTCTGAATTGTCACTTGATAAAACTATTATAAAAGAGTTAATCAAAGAAGTTTATATGGAGGCCTGCGAGGTTGAGTAATGTACATTCTTTCCGTAAAAGGTAGAGAAGATAATGGCGCTTATGCTGTAGAGAATGAAGATGGAGAAAAAGTTCTGTTTTTATTTGAAGAGGAGGATGATGCTCTTAGATATGCTATGATGATGTCTATGTCTGAAGAAGAGTATCCTCAATTACATGTTATACATGTAGAAGATAATGTTGCCATAGACGCTTGTGAATCGTATGATTACCCATATGTAGTAATTTCTGGTAATGATTTGTTGATCCCTAAAAATTATGATAAGATTTAAAAAAATTAGATGGAAGAATCTCCTGAGTACAGGAAACCAATGGACTGAAATTGATTTTGAAAAAAGTAATAATACTCTTATTATAGGTGGTAATGGTGCTGGAAAATCAACAGTTCTTGATGCATTGACCTTTTCATTATTTAATAAACCATTTCGTAAAATTACTAAAGGCCAATTAGTTAATACTGTTAATGAGAAGGGTTCTCTTGTTGAAATAGAATTTGATGTAGGTACTAGAGAATATAAATTTGTAAGAGGAATTAAACCAAATACCTTCGAGATATGGGTGGATGGTGTAATGTTGAATCAGAATGCAGCTGCTGCAGATCAACAGAAGTATCTTGAAAATAATATTCTTAAATTAAATTATAAATCTTTTACACAAATAGTTGTTTTAGGGTCTAGTTCTTTTGTTCCTTTTATGCAATTGAGTAATACTCATCGTAGAGAAGTGATTGAAGATTTACTTGATATTAAAATCTTCTCGGCTATGAATAGTGTAGTTAAAGATAAGATTCGTAAGTCTAGAGAGTCTATAAAGGTATTGGAATTAAAGAAAGAAAGTCTCTCTGATAAGGTAGAAATGCAGAAGTCTTTTATAGGAAAATTAGAGAGTAAAGGTAGAGATGATATACAAACTAATAGAGATAAAATTAAACTTTTGGGTATCGAGGTTAATACTCATATTGAACATAATGAATTAAAAGAAGTTGCTGTTGCTGAGTTGATGGAGGAACAATCTACAGTAATTGGAGCTGGTGATAAGTTAGTAAAACTTAACAACTTAAAGGGTAAAATTACTCAAAAAGTATCGACAATTACTAAAGAACATAAGTTTTTCACAGGTAATACAGTATGTCCTACTTGTACTCAATCTATAGAAGAATCGTTTAGGTTAAATAAAATTGCTGACGTTCAAAATAAGTCAAAGGATCTCAGAGAAGGCTTGAAAGAGCTGGAGGAGACTATAAAGTTAGAAGAGGATCGAGAACGTCAGTTCACCCAATTATCTAAGGAGATTACTAAACTTACACATGGCATTTCTCAAAACAATACAAGGATTTCTGGCCTTCAACGACAAATCGGAGATTTGGAATCAGAAATTCAGAGACTTACCGACCAACTTGCGAATAGAAATACTGAACATGAGAAATTAGCCAAGTTAAGTGAACAGTTAAATACTACCTTTGAATCATTAGGCGAAGAGAAAGATGATATTCAATATAAGGATTATGTTTATAATCTTTTGAGGGATGGTGGTGTTAAAAGAAAGATCATCAAGAAGTATCTACCTTTAATTAATAAACAGGTTAATAGATATCTTCAGATGATGGATTTCTATATTAATTTTACTCTTGATGAAGAGTTTAATGAAAAGGTACAGTCACCTATTCATGAAGATTTTTGTTATGCCTCATTTTCTGAAGGAGAAAAGATGAGAATTGACCTTGCACTTCTTTTCACATGGAGAGAAGTTGCTGCATATAAAAATTCCACTAATACAAATCTATTAATTATGGATGAAGTATTTGACAGTTCTCTTGATGGATCTGGAACTGATGAGTTCCTTAAGATTATTAGGTTTGTTGTTAAGAATGCTAATATCTTTGTTATCTCTCATAAAGAATCTCTTCTTGAAAAATTTGAAAGTGTAATACAGTTTGAAAAAATTAAAGGATTTAGTAGGATAGTATCATGAAGGTATTAGTTACTGGACATAATGGTTTTATTGGTAGTCATGTTTATTCTCATTTAATCGAACTGGGTTTTGATGTTACTGGTATTGATTTTCCAATTGATATAGGTAACTTTGCAGAGTATAGTGATTTGTATAATCCGAAGTTTGATGTGGTTATTCATCTTGCTGCATTTGCAGCACTTAGAGATAGTATTCAGAATCCAGATAAGTTCTGGGAAAATAATGTAGTAAAGTCTCAACCTGTATTTGATTATTGTAAAGAGAATAATGTCAGACTTTTATATGCTAGTTCTGCTGGAGTGTATGGTTGGTGGATGAATCCTTATGCGATTACTAAAAAGGTAAATGAAATACAGGCACCACCTGATAGTGTAGGTATGAGGTTTTTTAACGTCTGGGCAGAGAATGATAGTAGATCTGATATGTTGTATAGAATGCTTCAGGAAAACACTGCCACGTACCTTACAAGACACAGGAGAGACTGGATACATGTAAATGATGTAGTAAGTGCTATTTGTTGTCTTATACCCAGTAATCATACTGGACCTATTGATATTGGTACTGGTCAGACTACATCTGTTTTAGAGTTGGGTAGGGCTATGGGAAGAGGTAATTTGCCTATTAATGAAGATACGCCTGGGGAGCCAGACAGTTTGTGTGCTGACACAAGAGAACTTTACAAATTGGGATGGTGTCCTACAATAAATATTATGGATGTTGTACAGAACAATGCAAGTTCCGAATTGGCGCCACCACAGTAAGAAGGAGGCCAAAAGAAAGTTAAAACCACAGGCATTACGGTCTGCAAGAGAAAGACGCAGACAGTTATTAAAGTGTCTACGAACCTCCCACAAAGGGAGGTTTTCTAGTATTATGGCCATATAACGAAAGAACTCAATGACTGTCAAACTTGAGATTAAAGATCAACTTGCTAAACTCTTGGCTACAGAGGATTTAATTGTAGAACATAAAAATGTATCTACAGCATCCTTTGATGTTGACAAACGTGTTCTAGTCCTTCCTACATGGGATAGGGCATCGAATAATGTTTATGACCTATTGGTAGGTCATGAGGTTGGCCATGCATTGTATACACCAAATGAGGATCTAAGTAAATTTAAAGCACCTCAAACATATATCAATGTAACTGAGGATGCACGTATAGAGAAATTAATTAAACGTAAGTTTCCTGGCTTAGCTAAGTCTTTCTATCGTGGTTATTGGGAACTCAATGAAAAAGATTTCTTTGGTGTTGAAGATGAAGGTATTGAGAATTTGGCATTTATCGATAGAATAAACTTATACTTTAAAGGAAATGTTGATATACAATTTACTGATGAAGAAAAGGTATTTGTTAAGAAGACTGGTAACACTGAAACTTTTGAGGAAGCATGTAATATAGCTGAAGAGATCTATGCATATAATAAAACTACATCTCAAAAAAATGCATCTATATCACAAGAAGAATCGGATGATGCAGATTCTGAATTACCTGATTATATAGATTCTGATTTAAATAATGGTGATAATGATAACATTGAGGATGGTGATGAATCTAAAGGTGAAGGTGATAATGGAACTGATGATGGTCGCCCTGATTTAGGTGAAGATACTACTGAGTATGAATCTGGTGGTAATAAGTTTGAGATGCCAGAAGAAGGTATAACTGATAGGAATCTTCAAGATAGATTGGAGGAACTTATTAGTGATAATGTTTCCGAGACTGTGTATTTGGAAATACCTGATGTTAATTTAGATAGTGTTATTGTTTCCACTGAAACTATTTGGGGATATTTTGATAAAAAAATTAATGATAGGATAGAATATTGTAAGGAAGCTAATTTTGAATTTCATGGTATGGATAAATCAGATGATGAATATAGAACTTTTAAAAAATCAGCACAGAAGGAAGTTAATTATCTTGTTAAAGAATTTGAATGTAAGAAAGCTGCTAGTTCTTATGCTCGTACTGCTACTGCTAGGACTGGAGTATTGGATACAAAAAATCTTCATACTTATAGATTTAATGAAGATATCTTTAAGAAGATTTCAGTAATACCTGAAGGTAAAAATCATGGATTGATCTTCATTCTTGATTGGTCTGGATCGATGTATAATGTTATAGAGGATACTGTAAAACAATTATTCAATTTAGTTTGGTTTTGTAGAAAAGTTAATATACCTTTTGAAGTATATGCTTTTACTAATGAATGGTATAGAAATTGTGATGATGATTCAATACCACAAATACCTTATGGAGAATCATTACATCAAGAAAGTATTGCAAATCAAATATCTGTTGAGAGTGCATTTAATTTGTTGAATATTTTATCTAGTAAAACTCGTGCTAAAGATTTTGATGATCATTGTAGAAAATTATTTCATCTTACATCAAGTCCTATGACATTTCCTAGATTATGTCTTTCTGGTACTCCATTAAATGAATCAATAATAGCTTTGCATAATATTATTCCTAAATTTAAAAAAGAACAGAGTGTTGAAAAATTAAATACCATTATTCTTACTGATGGAGAATCTCAATCAGTATCATATTTTACAGAGTATACTTCTCATAGTGGTGAAGTACGTATGGGCAGATCTGGTTTTGGTTATAGATGTGTTTTAAGAGATCGTAAACTTGGTAGAACATATAGATCTATTGATGGTTGGTCTGGTGTTACTAAATGTTTATTGACTAATATATCTGAAAAATTTCCTAGTGTTAATTTTATAGGAATTAGATTGATGGAAGGTAGTAGTGCTCGTAGATTTATTAATAATAACTGTGATTATAATTATGATATGGTTGAGAATATGATGAAAGTGTGGAAGAAACGTAGATCAATTTCTTTAGACAATACTGGATATAAAAAGTATTTTGGAATATCATCAAGCAGTCTTTCTAATCAAAGTGAGTTTGAAGTGTCAGAAGATGCAAGTAAAAGTCAGATAAAACGTGCTTTTGTAAAGTCTTGTGGGGCAAAGAAGCTAAATAAGAAAATACTTTCTGAATTCATAGAGTTAATTGTATGAGTAAGATTGATACACAGGGTATGAGTGGCCCTGCAACACAGGGATGTACGGATAATGTATATCCTAGAGATGAGAATGGTGAACCAATCTATCCACCTGCCAACTTTAAAGTATGGCCTATCTTTGACGATAAAGAACGGGCAGAGTTGAAAGAGATTATGTTAGAGGCATTGAGAGAATTTAACAATGAACAAACATAACTACAAGAATCCTTCTAAGACACAAGATCTTGGACATGTAGAGGCACAAGTCACTAAGGGTAAGAAGTATTATGATGAACAAGGGTGGGAGATCTCTCCACCTATAAGTGATAGAGAATGTATCTATCGGTGCTTAGAAAACTGTGAAGAATTAGCAGGACTTGATAGAAAACAAGTTAGGCGATTGATGGAAGACTTTGAGACTATGAAAACCGAATTCGTAAGAAACGAGGAGTATCCAGTATTATGAAATGGATTAAAGGCTATCAGGATAAACATTCAAATCCTGTATTCAAACATTGTAAGAATCCAGATAAGTGGGAAATAAAAGATAGTAGATTTATTATGTTTCGCTATGGGAAAGGTGGTTCAATTGATATTAAAATAAGGGAAAATAATAGTGATTTTAAACATGATATAAACATTACTGTCGATGATGATGGTAAACTAAAAGCAATTGTATCGGAGCAAATCAAATGAGATTAGGTGTTATGTGTTCTGGCAACGGAACCAACTTCGAGAACATAGTTACCAATCCTATATGTAATAAACATGAAGTTGTGTTGATGATACACAATACTAAACAATGTGGTGCTGTCAAACGAGCAGCGAAATGGGGAATCCCTCATGTGAGAATACCTCATAAAGACGAAGATAAAATGATAGAAATATTTAAAGCATGGAATGTAGACCTCATTATTCTTGCAGGATATATGAGAGTGATTAAAGATCCTGATGCATTTCCTGCTCCTATTATTAATATTCATCCTTCATTACTTCCTAAATATAAAGGATTACATGCAATTGAACAGGCATTTAATAGTGATGATGATGTTACTGGATGTACGGTTCATTATGTAAATGAAGAATTGGATGGAGGAGAAATAATTCTCCAATCTGAAGTCCCTATTCTTCCAACTGACGATCTTAAATCTTTAACTAAAGCCATTCAGCGCCGTGAATATCACATTTTACCAAGAGCAATTGAATATGTTAAGCACAAGATACAGGTTAAAATTAACTGACATATGCTGTCGTATGATTACGACTGATGGAGTTCCAGTTACTTTAGATGAAAGAATTTGGATGAATAAATTATGTGAAAAAAATAATTCTGCTAAAGAATTGGCGGGAGCTTTATTATGTCCTGACTTTGTACAAGATCGTGGCCATAATTAAAAGACATTCATACGAAAAAATGAATGATGAATGGGAAATAGTAAAAACTTCAAAATTATATTACGAACGTATACCATATAGTTTGAGTTCGCTTTCTTTTTGTACTACTAAATTGGAAGATTGTCTTACTCCAGATTTAATAACTAAAAAATATAGAGAGGAAAATAAAAATAATCCGATGTATGGTCATTGTTATCATACAACTCAAGCTATGTTCTATCTTTTAGATACTGATACATTGGATATAATGTGTGGTACTGATTGGAGAGATGATAAACATTGGTGGTTGAGAGATAGGGAAACTGGTTATGAAGTTGATATGACTTCAGATCAATATTATTCTATTGGTAAAGAACCGCCTTATGATAATGGTAAGATTTCTAAGTGGTATGGATGGAAGGGAAGGCCACATATGAGAACACTGAAACTCATAATGAGATTGCAGCCCAATATAGCCAATTTACAAACTGACCACTTGGAGAGGTCTTAATCATTAAATCGATTATAATACTTACATAGATAAAAATCCTGAATCAATGACCCCTTCTGATCTAGTTAATGGACTACGTGACACTTATGGTGATACTGTCACTACTGGTGATCTTCGTGGATATTGTGCCGCTCAAGGTATTTCAATGGGATTTGCAAGAAGAAAACTTGATCAGTTTAAAATTGCAAGAGGTAAATGGGATCTAACTGTTAATGAAGTAAAGAAACAGTTAGAAAAAACTATTACTTCTACTACAGTAATTCCACCAGTCGAGAGAAATTTAGTTCCTACAAGAAATGATACATTTGTTAAGTTTGGAAATTTCAATGACATTAAAAAAATTATACAAAGTAAGCTTTTTTATCCTGCTTTTATCACTGGTCTTTCTGGGAATGGTAAAACATTCGGTGTAGAACAAGCTTGTTCTCAATTAAAGAGAGAACTTATTCGTGTAAACATTACTATAGAGACAGATGAAGATGATCTTATTGGCGGTTTTCGCCTTGTTGATGGTGCCACAGTCTGGCATGACGGCCCAGTTATTCAAGCTCTCAACAGAGGAGCTATCTTGCTCCTTGACGAAATCGACCTTGCCTCAAACAAAATCCTCTGCCTCCAGTCCATCCTTGAGGGTAACGGAGTTTTCCTTAAAAAAATCGGAAGATTCGTCGAACCAAAGGCGGGTTTCAACATCATCGCAACCGCAAACACTAAAGGTAAAGGTTCAGATGACGGACGATTTATTGGAACTAACGTGCTTAATGAAGCCTTCCTTGAAAGATTCCCTGTAACATTTGAACAAGAATATCCTTCACCTTCTGTGGAACAAAAGATTCTTATGAATGTTGCAAATTTAGTTAGTGTTGATGATAAGGAGTTTTGTAAGAGATTAGTTGATTGGGCGGATATAATTCGTAAAACATTCTATGATGGTGGTATTGAAGAGATCATCAGTACTCGTAGATTGACTCATGTTATTCGTGCTTATAGTATTTTTGGTGATAAGTTAAAAGCTATTAAAGTATGTTTAAATCGTTTTGATGATGAGACTAAGCAATCATTCCTTGAACTATATGACAAGGTAGATGCTGAGGTTGATATTACTGAGGAGGAAGATGCATGACCATTTGGCAAGATTATATAAGTGCCTACAGATCAATTCTACCTATGAAGATAGAAGGTCTGTGGGCCAGTTGGGAAGGTAAAGGAACCCATCTCAATGCCATCACACATTCACATCCATACTTTCTTAAATCAAGACAGGTGGAAATCACGGATGGTAAGAGTGTTGACATCTTTAACTGCATAGCATATCCAAAAACTGGAAGTAATCTTCCTTGTTTTGGTATGGATCTTATGGCTTTCAGTGAGAAGAGGGTTATTGTTGTTTTTGATTTTCAACATCCTAAAGAGAATTATCCATATCGTGTAGAAGGTTTACCAGTAGCAACAGAAGACTATCGTTTCTTTGAAAAGGGTAATCACTTCTCTGATAATATCTTTGTTAGGTATTGTAAGATGGAAGAAGTAAATGCTTATCTATCTACATTTAAGGAATACTTGACTAAATTTAAAGATATGGTAGAATATGAGAAACCCACTGGAATTGATACCAGTGAATATAAAGACTTCGATGCTTACATGACCAGACTAGATCCAGTAAGTGGATACCTTAAAGGTAAGTTTGGAAAAGAAAAATCAGAGAGTCTTGTTAACGATTTCTTATTTGAATATGGCTAAAGAAAGAGATTCTGAATTGGATGAAATTGAAAGGTCTGGTGGATTTGAATGGACTCCTGGCAGTCCATGGCCACCTAATGTGGGAGTAGGTAATACTGCTACGGAACCAGCACATTCTCCCTATTATTATGATTACAATCGTAATGATCCAGATAGAGAAAATCCATTCAAGGATGCCTTTGATCATTTGATGGGGGAATCAGTAACTGGAAAAACACCTTACATATATGAATCGCCTGATGGTGGTAAAACTGTTTACAGATATAAACGTGGAACTGATCCTTTAAAACGGGAGAAGATAAATATGAAGGTTGACCAGTCAGAATCTATGCGAGAACTTTCGATTAACAAATCAGAATATAGAAAATATGAAGAAGATAAAGGAATTGAAGATCTTAAAGAATATGTTACTTCAACATATAATGGACATTATACCACTAAGGGATCTAATGTTCAGACTCTAGACCTTATTGAATCTGTTGGTGATGCACCTTCTTTCTGTAGATCAAATGCAATTAAGTATTTGAGTAGATATGAAAAAAAAGGCCAAGCCAAACGTGATATACTAAAGGCAATGCACTATTGCTTACTCTTATACTATTTTAGTGGACAAACACATGACAATGAAATCCAACGTGGCTATGAAACTTTCTAACAACACAACCAATATTCTGAAGAACTTTTCTCAGATCAATCAATCTATATTGATCAAAGAGGGTAATAAGTTAAAGACTATTTCTGTAATGAAAAACATTCTTGCAGAAGCTGAGGTTGAAGAAGATTTTGAGAAGGACTTTGCGATTTATGATTTAAATCAGTTCCTTAGTGGTCTTAGTCTTTATGATTCACCTGATCTAGATTTTGGTGATACGTACCTTACAATCCGTGATGGCCGTCGTAGAGCTAAGTATTTCTTTGCTGATCCTGATGTTATTGTTTCTCCACCAGAAAAGGAGATTACATTACCAACTAGAGATGTTTGTTTTACTGTTGCAACTCAACAGTTAGATAAGTTACTTAAGGCTGCATCAATTTATCAGGTTCCTGACTTGTCAGCTGTTGGTAGAAATGGTAAGATAGAATTGGTCGTAAGAGATAAGAAGAATGATACTTCTCATGAGTTTAGTGAGGAGGTTGGTGAGACTGATCTTGAGTTTGCCTTTAATTTTAAGGTAGAGAATATAAAGATTATTCCTGGCGCTTATGATGTTGTAATCTCCAGTAAACTTCTTGCTGAGTTTACAAATAAGAATACTGACCTTAAGTATTACATTGCACTTGAACCTGATTCTACATTTGGATAATGAATTATATTGGATTAGAAATTGTCTTCTGGACATCCTTGACAATTTATGTTTTAATGAAGTTTGGAGTATTTAAAAAGAGATAAACATCATTATGAGAGATGAATTCTTATGGGTCGAGAAATATCGGCCCAAAACTATAAATGATTGTATATTACCTGAGACTATCAAAAAGACCTTCCAAGATTTTTTGGAAGCTGGAGAAATACCCAACCTTCTTCTTTGTGGTCCGCCAGGAATTGGTAAAACTACCGTTGCCCGAGCACTCTGTGAGTCGTTGGGTTCAGATTACATTGTCATCAACGGATCAGATGAAGGAAGATTCCTAGACACTGTTAGGAATCAAGCTAAGAATTTTGCGTCTACTGTTTCTTTACAACAGACTGGAACGCATAAGGTTATAATTATAGATGAGGCTGATAATACAACTCATGACGTTCAACTCTTACTTAGGGCCAATATTGAAGCGTTCTACAAAAACTGTAGGTTCATATTTACCTGTAACTACAAGAACAAAATCTTGGAGCCACTCCATTCCCGTTGTGCCGTCATTGACTTTTCAATCACAGGAAAACAAAAACCCACAATCGCTGCTTCTTTCTTCCAAAGACTTAACTATATCTTGGACACAGAACGGATTGAAGCTGATAAGAAAGTTTTAGTAGAATTAGTTAATAAACATTTTCCTGATTGGAGGAGAGTGTTAAATGAATGCCAAAGGTATTCAGTTGGTGGCACCATAGATAGTGGTATTCTTGCATCTTTCTCAGATATAAAGGTTCATGATGTTATTAAACACCTTAAGGAAAAAAACTTTCCTGAAGTACGTAAGTGGGTCAACAATAGTTTGGACAATGATTCTACTGTACTTCTTAGGCGTGTGTATGATTCTCTTTACGAAGTATTGGACGGGCCTAGTATTGCTGCTTGCGTCCTTATTGTGTCTAAGTATCAGTATCAGTCTGCTTTCGTTGCTGACCAAGAAATAAATCTTTTGGCTGCATTAACTGAAATCATGGTGGAGTGTGAATTCAAATGAGAACTCAAAACAAAGAAAACTATTACTATTTCTTTTGGATAGTTGCTATGGTTGCTTTTATAGTACCTCAAGTTGTTACTGCATTGGCATATCATAAACTTGCTGATATACTTACTAAACCTATAGAAGTTGAGATTGTTGAACCATCTAAATTAAAGGTAGGTTTATGAGTGAACACCATAAAAACGTTTCAGTACTTTCTGGTGATGTAGAACCAAGAACTGGGGGTAGGGTACTTAACGGCGCCAAATATCCTCATATGGTTTTTGATGGGGATACATGGAGAAAAAAAGATTTCTTTGAGGAAGCTAAAGTTGCATATGAAAATGGTGATAGTGAAGGTGTATTGAGAGCTGTAAAAAAAGTATGGATTGATTTTAATATTTCTATTAAACCTGAAAGAGTAAGGATGCGAAATTTAGGTAGACTTAGTAGAGATTATATACTTAGTTTAGCTGTAGATAATTGTCCATGTTGTGGAAAGGCTGTATGGTATGGTAGATGTAACAATATGGTAAAAGGATATCAACAACCATCATTAGATCGTATTAATCCTGATGGTGGGTATGTTAATGAGAATGTATGGATAATCTGTAAGAAATGTAATACAAGAAAAAATGATGCTAAATCTCCTAGAGAGTTGGCAAAAATAGCTCTTGCATGGTATAATATGGAGAATGAGGGTTCCAATAAATGTAAAGAGTATATGGAAGATGTACCTCAATTGACAGAGTTTTTCTCATGATGTTATCTGAATCGGATGCTATATACGCAGCTGATAAATTCATTAATTACTTTTCCAACATGGATAGGATTGATGAATATTTGCGTAATGTAAAAATTGAACGTGTATTAAATCGTAGTCCTCTTTCTCAGTTTTATGAGGAAGAGGATACTCATGGTATGTTTACATCCTATGATATGCATCCAGAGGATATGGATATTGGTTGTTATGAAGCTAGGGATCTCAAGAAGACTAGTGGAAGAGTATCTGGTATTAGATCTCTTAGAGAGTTTAATGAGAAATTGCAGATAACAACTTCACATGCAATTGAAGATTCTGTGCCTGGAAAATCTCTTAAGTGGATGGTAGTTGAAAAGAATACTAATACAATTATAGGTTTTTGTAGATTTGGTTCTCCTACCATAAATTCTAAACCACGTAATGAATGGTTAGGTACTACACCTGATCTAACAATCTTTAATCGTCATGCTATCATGGGATTTATTATTGTTCCAACTCAACCATTTGGATACAATTATCTCGGTGGTAAACTTTTGGCTATGTTGTGTTGCACACATGAAGTAAGAAATATATTAAATAAAAAGTATGATGCAGATATATGCCATTTTGAAACCACTTCGTTATATGGTTCTACTAAGAGTTCATCACAGTATGATGGATTGAAGCCGATAATGAGATATAAAGGATTGACACAGAGTAATTTTACTCCACTACTTCACGATCAAATCTTTAAGGGTTTAAACAAATGGTTTATCGAGAGAAACAATGGAAATTTACTAGTCAAAGCCGACGCTTCCAGTCGCAAGTTGAAGACACAACAACGTATGAT